GCCCCAAGTATCGTTCTGGGTGGCGGGAATCTGGCTCTTTGTCATGGTGGCTACTCCTGTGGATTGATCGTTGCGACACCCGTAGTAACGCGCTGTTCGATTGAGAAGCCAAGCGTCGCTTGGCCTTTTTCTCGATCTTTTTGATCACGCAATGCGGTAGACCCGCTCGCCGCCTTGCGGCTTGTCCGACACGATGGTCAGGCCCAGCTTTTTCTTTAAGGCCCCGGCGAAGGTGCCGCGCACTGTGTGCGCCTGCCAACCGGTGGCAGCGCAGATCTGGCCGATGGTTGCGCCTTCGGGGCGTTGGAGCATCCGGATCACTTCAGCTTGCTTACTGTTCTCGCGGGTGCTGGGCTTGACCCATGTTGCTTCGGCGGCGGTCACGGCGGCTTCTAGCTCAGGATCGCTTATAGCGGCTGGTACGCCTTCTGCGTTGGCGATGATCTGGTCGAGCTTGGCTTCGAACTGACCGACGTCATTCTTGTTAATCCTCGGGCGTGGCATTCCTAGGGCATCGTAGCCCTCAGCGGCCACGAACCAGTCGGTGCCGTTGGTGGTGATTAAAGCGCGGTTGAACATCCCGTCGAGCACCTTTTTGCGCGCGCCGCCTTTGACGTTGTCAGGGAACCAGACGATCTTGCCACCGTTGTTTTCGAGGGCGTAGGCCAGGATCGCGTGCTGGGAAGGTGTTAATTCGGTAGTGGTCATTTGTGCTCCTTAAGGAAATTGATCGAGTGACGTCATGAACGCGCTGTTTGCCGATGAAGCCAAGCGGTTTCAGCTTCTTTCTCAATCGGATTTAGCTGCTTGCTTCCCCGCTTCGTAGGCAGCCATCAGGGCGCTTTTCACTCCCCATACGCTGACCTCGTGGAAGTCCAGGCTATCGCTGTTGCGGGTTACCAAGGTCTCGATAAAGAGATGGTCCAGTGCGATCTTGGTGAGCAGAAGTTCAAGCTTCTGATCATTTTGGGTGGCGGCTTTTGGCATCTTGCTTCTCCTTGGAGCGTGTTGTTGATGACGTCTGTATGAACGCGCTGTTCCCAACACAAGCCAAGCGTTCGGTGCATCTTTTTCGTAATGGAGTGGGTTGTGATCGACACTGCTGAATCGGCGGTGGAATCCGCCTGGAAACGAGGCCTCGCGCCCGATCCCATCCTCACCGTCGATGACTGGGCCAACCGCCACCGGATGCTCTCGTCGGTGGCCTCCGCCGAGCCAGGGCGCTGGTCGACCAGCCGCACGCCGTATCTCAAGGCCGTGATGGAAACCCTGTCGGCGACCGCGCGTGTAGAACGTGTGGTGTTGATGGCTGGGGCGCAGATTGGCAAGACCGAAGCGGGACTGAACTGGCTGGGCTATGTGATCCACCACGCCCCGGGGCCGATGCTGCTGGTGCAGCCCACAGTGGAAGGCGCCAAACGCGTCTCGAAGCAACGGGTCGATGCACTGATCGAAGCCAGCCCCGAACTGGCCAGCCGGGTGAAGGACCCACGGTCACGCGACTCCGGCAACACCCAGCTGATGAAGGAGTTTCCCGGAGGCGTGCTCATCATGACCGGCGCCAACTCGGCCGTGGGCCTGCGCTCGATGCCGGTGCGCTACCTGTTTCTCGATGAGGTCGATGGTTATCCGGGCGATGCCGATGGTGAAGGCGACCCGGTGGCGCTCGCTGTGCAGCGCGCCGCAACCTTCATCAATCGCAAGGTCTATCTCTGTTCCACCCCGACCCTGAAAGGGTTCTCTCGCATCGAGACGACCTATTTGGAGTCAGACCAACGAGTGTTCGAGGTGCCCTGCGATCACTGTGGGGCTTTCAGCCAGATTCAATGGCGCGACATCCGTTGGCCCCAGGACAAAATGGCCGAGGCTGCATGGCACTGCCCAGCCTGTGACGGCATTCATCCCGAATACAGAAAGCCAGCGTTGCTCGCCAACGGTCGCTGGAACGCCAAAGCCGAAGGCGATGGCAAGACGGTGGGTTTTCACCTGTCGAGCCTTTACAGCCCGTGGCTCACCTGGGGCGAGATCGCCCAGGAACACCACGCCGCCAAGGACGACCCGGTCCGGTTGAAGGTCTGGGTGAATACCAAGCTGGCTGAAACCTGGGAAGACCGAGAGGGCGAGACCTTGGACGCTGAAGGTCTGATGGAACGCCGCGAAGCCTATGGGCCAGCCATCCCGGCCGAGGTCGCGCTGCTCACCTGCGGCATCGACGTGCAGGACGACCGCCTCGAATTGGAGGTGGTCGGCTGGGGGCGGGATGAGGAATCCTGGTCAGTGGACTACAAAGTGCTATGGGGCGATCCGTCGGCACCTGATACCTGGGCGCAGCTCGAGGCTTTTCTCTCCAACCGCTTCGAACACGAAACGCTCGCCAACGGTCTCACCATCGAAGCCGCGTGTCTGGACACTGGCGGTCACCACACCCTGGCGGCCTACGCATTCTGCAAGGGCCGCGAACGCAAACGAATATGGGCCATCAAGGGTGGGTCGGGCAAACGGCCGATCTGGCCCAAGCGCCCCAGCAAGGCCAACAAGGGCAAGGTCAATCTGTTCACCGTCGGAGTGGATGCTGCCAAGGAGGCGATCTATGCGCGGCTCAAGAAGTCCGAGGCTGGTGCTGGTGTGATGCATTTCCCGCTGGATCGCGATGCGCAGTATTTCGAGCAACTGACTGCCGAGCGCATTCGCACCCGCTATGTGAAGGGCTTCCCGCAGCGCTTCTGGTGGAAGCCCGATGGTCGGCGCAATGAAGCGCTGGACTGCCGGGTGTACGCCTACGCGGCACTGCACGGCCTACTATCGATGGGCCTGAACCTGAACAAGCGAGTGGAAGCACTGCCGCCGATCCCGGCGAGCCGTCAGTCCCGAAACGATCCACGTTCAGTGACGGCCTCAATGACTGCTAGCCCGCGCCGTCGGCGCATGGCCATTTCTTCCAACTACCTCTGATACGGCCAGCCTCCCGCTGGCCGGGAGTGCTGTCCATGACCCTCGAACAACTCAAGGCCCAGCGCGAGGCGCTGCAGGCCGCCCGCTTCAATGGTGTGCTCACCGTGAAGGCTGGCGACAAGTGGGTGACCTACAAGTCGGATGCCGAACTGCAGTCGGCCTTGCATGACCTGGACCGCGAGATCGCCCAAGCTGAAGGCCGCCCACGTGCCCGTCGCATCCGCACTTATGCCGGCAAGGGGTTGTGATGAAGGCATTTCAAAACCTGCGCCGCAAGGTCGGTGCCATGGTGGGCGGCTTCGAGGGCGGACTTTCCGCGCGACGCATCAAGACTTTTCAAGCCAGCCGTGCCCACGTCAATACCCTGATCCAGGCGGCCGGCGCCGACATGATCGCGCGTGCCCGCTATCTGATTCGCAACAACGGCTACGCCGCCAATGCCGTCGAGTCCTGGGCCGGCAATGCCGTAGGCACGGGCATCAAGCCCTCGTCGGGCATCGCCGATGCGGTGCTCAAGGACAGCGTGCAACGCCTGTGGCTGCGCTGGACGGACGAGTCGGATGCCGAAGGGCTGACCGATTTCTACGGCCAGCAGCGCCGGGCGGCCCGGGAGTTGTTCATCGCCGGCGAGGTGTTCTTCCGGATTCGACCGCGTCGGCCCGAAGATGGGCTGTCTGTGCCTTTGCAGTTGCAGATGCTGCCAGCCGAAATGCTGCCCTTGAACCACAACCAGCAGTTGGCGAACGGGCACCGTATCCGTCAGGGCATCGAATTCGACCGCATCGGTCGGCGCGTCGCCTACCACTTTCTGCGCCGCCACCCGGGCGACATCACCGATCCGGGGCTGACTGGTGAGACGGTGCGGGTGCCGGCCGAGTCGGTGCTGCACATCGTTGATCCGGTCGACGCCGGGCAGTTGCGCGGCGTCTCGCGCTTCTCCCCGGCGCTGGTGAAGCTGTTCCTGTTGGATCAGTACGACGACGCCGAATTGGATCGCAAGAAGGTCGCGGCGATGTTCGTCGGCTTCGTGCGTCGGCCCGAGCGCGATTTCGACAACGGTGGCGAAACTGATGACCGGGGCGAGCCGCTGCTGCCCTTGGAACCCGGCCAGTTGCAGATCCTGGACGACGGCGAGGACATCACCTTCTCGACGCCGGCCGATGTCGGGGGCAACTACGAGAGCTTCCAGTACCGCACACTCCTGCAGGTGGCCGCCGCGCTGGGCTTGCCCTACGCGAACCTGTCAGCCGATATGTTGAAGGCCAACTATTCGAACACCCGTGCGGCACTCCTGGAGTTTCGCCGGCGCATCGAAGCCTTCCAGCATTCGGTGCTGGTGTTTCAACTGTGCCGAGCGGTGTGGGCACGCTGGATGGACACGGCGGTGCTGTCTGGCCAGCTCGACTTGCCTGATTACGAGACCCGCCGCGCCGAGTATCTCGACTGCAGTTGGCTGCCGCCACGCTGGGACTGGGTCGATCCGCTTAAAGACATCCGTGCCGAGATCGAAGCCATTGAGGCAGGACTCAAGTCGCGCACCCAGTCGATTGCCGAGCGAGGCTTTGACGCTGTGATGGTGGATGCCGAAATCGCCGGTGACCGCGGGCGAGAGGACAGCCTGGGGCTCTCCTTTGGGCGTAAGCCTGTACCTGCATCGACGCCCACACCCAC